CTACTTGTACTCCTTCAAATGGTTTTGCATATCTAGTTTTCATCACTTTACATGCCGCTCTAATGCCATGTACTTGTGAAGTTTTATTTCCATCTTCATCAACTTTTAGTTTCAATTTTTTCATTGCTACTACAATACTTGAAGCATAGATAAATCCTTGTCCACCTGATATCTTATCATCAGGATCAAACATATCTTGTGAAGCATAAGTGTGATTTGTTGCAACTAGACCAACATTATAATCACCAAACATATTAACTGAGTTACGTACTAATGATGCAAGTGCTTTAGGTTTACGACCCATATCACCTTTCATATCACCTTTTTGAAACTGGTCAACATCTGTTGGTGTTAACATCATTCCTAAACTATCAATGACAAATAAAACCTTAGGACGTTCTTCTTCGTCTTTATCGGCATATTCTGCCTTATAATCTTTCATAAAGTCATTAATGATTTTAGCAACATCGTCAATCATTGCTACGTTTAGTTTTAATAGCTTATCTTCGCTTGTATCTACTTGCAATGCATGTAGCCATTTCTCATCTAGTGCATTTTCACTATCAATAAGAACCACAAAGATACCTTGGTCTTGTGCGTTTTTAACAACATTACCTGCGGCGATATATGATTTACCTGCACCACTTTCACCTGCAAATACTGTTACTTTACCTAATGGAATACCTTTATTAAAGTCTCCACTAATTAACTTGTTTAGACAGAAGTTACCTGTTGAGATCCAAGTATCAGGGTCACGAAAACCAGCACTTACTCCTGGAACCGCTTTTGTGATACTTTTTCTAAATTTACTTACGTCAAATGCTCTTGGCATATTAAACTCCTTCATAATGAGAGGGAGGTTGCCCTCCCTCTAGTTGTTTTAATGATTTAGTCAGATTTACGACTTCTAATCATTGCCAGGATATCAGCGGCATCATTTGAACCACCAGTTGCTGGTGAAGATGTTGCCTCTGCCATTGCTGGTTGAGGTGTTGCTTCTGCCTTTGGAGCAGGAGCCGGTGTCTCAACCGGAGCAGATTTAGTTTCAACTGGAGCAGAAGGTTGTGCAGTTGCCTGCGTAGTTTCTGTCTTAGCCGTTGTGTTACCTAAATCCAAACCATAAGGTTTGTAGTATGCACCGAACTTCTCTGGATCATATAGATTTCCATCAACTGATGCTTCAAACATTTCCATGATGATACGTAGTTCTTCATCTGTTGGACGTTTTGGCATGAAGTCGTTTAAGTCATACAACCCATGAGTTTCAATAGCTTTACGTTCATCTTCATTTAGAGAACGTTCTTTACGTGCCCAATTTGAAGTTGAGTAGTCAGCATATTGACCTTTCTGAGTTTTTGTTAAACGGAAATCAGTTCCTGAATCATAATCAGTTGGAAGATTTTCCATATCTGGATCCATCAGAGCCGACTTTAGAAGTTTAAAGATTTGAGGACCAATCACAAAACGTCTGATTGGATTCTCAGGTGTTTCTTCGTTCATAGGATCCGTTACTACGAAACCTTGGAAGATATAAGAACGTTTCTTCCAATACTTTCGTCCAATGTCTTCCATTGCTGGATCTTTGAACCAAGGACGAATTTCTGCATGTACTGGACATGTATCGCCCCACATTTCAACACAAGGTACCTGTACTGTCACTGGCTTTGATGTGTCACCACCTTTAACGCCTGGAAAAGGCATCTTGATGATTTGACGTTCACGCCAGAAAAAAGTATTTGAGTTATCTGAATCTGGAAGAAAACGAATTACTGATGTTGAATCAGTGTCCATGTTCCAGAAAGGATAGATGGCATCTGTGCCTCTATTTGCGTTGGCATTGTCTGCCGATTTTGAATCTTGTGCAAGAAGTTTTGCACGGATTTCTGCTAGTGTAGCCATATTATATTCTCCTATATTAGCCTGTATTAGTTTTAGTATTAGCCTGAGTGTCAACATAACTCTCTCAGAGCATGTTTACAATTATACTTATCTTTTTCCTCAAAGTCAAGTGTTAAATACGTATTTTTTGAAATTTTTTTGTGGGTAAAAAAGGGGCGCCTAAACGCCCCTATTTTATTGAATTTTTATAGATTATGCTGGGATTTCAAACTTCGATAATGCTTCTGATAACATAGAATCGAACTGTTCTTCAACATTTTTCTTTTGAACTTCTTCGCCTTCAGTTGCAGTCTTTGATAATTTCATTAGATATCCTGCTAATTGTAGTTTATCTTTTGTCAAAGTCTTGCCATCACGAATTTCATTTGCTACATCTTGTAAGAAAAGCATCAATTCAGCCGCTCTATCGTGACCTTTGTTTTTACGTTTCTTATCATCTGTTGTATCAACATCAACACGATTCGCAAGGTCATCAACTGATAACGCAAGTTTCAATTTCTTCTGTTCCTCAGCTTCTTCTTTGCTACGAGGCTCAGCATATTGATTTTTAATTTTATCAAAATCATATTGTGCATCAGTATCTTTTGGAAAATAGATACGATTTACTTTCTGACCTGTTTTCTTGTCTTTTGCAGTAATGATTTGCATAACTCTTTGAATTTGGTTCATTCGGTTATCTTCCATTTCTTCTTCATGTACACGATGAATTAATGGTAAAACATCTCTTAATGATTCTTCAAAAGTTGTTTTTGTAAATTTCTTTACGTAGTTGTTTACAGTATCTTCTGTGATTTCAGCATTTTCTCTTGCTTCTTTCATTGCCATTTTTTCAACAAATGACGCATATCCTTTTGCACCTTGCACACGTTTGATAGATTCTTTAATAGATTCTACTCTACGTTTTACATTAAGTACAACTGAACGATTGCTTTCATTCACAAGACCTTGTTTGTTTACTACGTTCATGAACTCTTTTAATTTTGCTAAGTTCGATGATAGTTCGATAATCGCTTCACCAACCATGTCGCTCGGTACACCACCATGTGATACGTGTCTCGCCATTGCTCTTGCACCATTTAAATGTTTATATGGATACTTGAAACGCTCACCTTCTGCATTCTCAACAAAAATTGATGAAATGTTACGAGAACGTGCTCCACGTTGTTCTTCATTTACTGGCGCACGATGTTTGACGATTAATCTTACATTTTCTAGTGTCTGGCGACTAGTACGTGAGGATCCTTCTAGTTTTGACATACCTTCATTGAATACATCACTCATAGTCTGCTCCTTATTTTTCTCTACTTTGTAAGCATAATTTTTAGGTTCAATGTGTTTGCCAAAAGACCTTACATCGAAATCTAACATATACTCACGTGATAATGTTCTAAGACTGTTCATTAATTTTTCTGCTTTTGGTTTATCAATATCAACACCTTCACCGAAATGAAGTTTAACCTCTTTTGATGATTCGTCAATAGATACCATCATATTTGGTTCATCAATATAGAAAAATCTTGCTTCCTCTGGGTTAGCAACACTTTTACCATTATCAGAATTGTACATTTTCAAAGAAAGACCATTTCCTTGAATGAAACGCATAATTTTTTCTGCGATTGTTGAATAATTTACAGCCATATTAATAATTCCTTATAGATGTATTTATCAAATTATCACAGGAAGAGGGTCATTATAACTGTCATCACTATCAAGTGATTCTCCTAATGTCTCCATAAATTCTTCATCGAATCGTGATATTACTTGAATTTGTCTGATACAAAGCAACGTAGCACTTACTAAATCATCTGTTTCACCTGATTTTGCTTCGAAACTTTTTCCCTTTGCAATGAATGTTTTAAATTCTCTAATTAAGTTTCTACTCAGCGGTACCATTTTATCGCTCTCAATCCAAGATTTCAGCTTCATACATGCTGTTATTTTAGTTTTGTAGGATGTAGTGAATCCTTTTCTTATTGCTTTTTGTATTCCCTTTTTCTTTGGTTCATGTAAGAACTCACCCGGAAACTTATCCTCGTCCATTTCCTCAATAACAATAAGAGAAGCCTCACCTAATGAGTTGTTTTCGACTGACCAATATATTTCTGGTCGTTGATTTCCCATTTCATTCATTTCATCCTTAAGAATAGTTAGTATGTCATGCATTGTTTTTACTTGACCTCTAACATCTGTACGATTACTTTGCCATTCTGCAACTTGTACTAATTCTGGTAAGGACCAGACTTCGATTGCTGAATAATCTCCTCCAGTACCCATGGCAGGATCAAGACCTACAACATAAGTAGAATTTTTATTAATTTTTTCATACCATCTAACCTGCCCTGTTTTCATAAGAGGCTCTTTGCCTTCTAAATGAGACAGCTTAATACTATCTACTAGAGTCTCATCAAATGCAATAAATTGACATTCGTGTTCACGTAAAAATCTTTCTTCACCTACACGTGTTCTTTCTTCTTTAGACCAGACTTCGTCCCTGTCAGGGTGTTCGTCCCAAATAGCTTTGAATGGTTTAAAACCATTAATACCTGTTTCTTTTTCATTACCGTGTTCATCTATATTTTTATTAGCACCACTCCATATAAGAGCAAATTGGTCATCATCTAGATTTGGTGTTGAAGTAATAATTGCCTTACCACCTGTTGCTAGAGTAGGAGATATTGAAGTCCAAAACTCTTTTGCAATGTTAGGTCTAACGAATGCAAACTCATCACAGTATAACAAAGAAATTGAAAGACCACGACCTGTATTTTCTGTAGTTGCTTGTGCTATAATACGTGAACCATTATCAAATTCTAAACTACCTTTGTTATAACTCGTAACACCTGCTCTAATATAGTCAGGACATAATTCATAAGCATGTCTAATTCTATGCATAATTTCTTGGGCACCTGAATATTTGTGTGCCGCAATTAGAATAGTTTGGTCTGGCATAAACATAGCATACCATAATAGATAACCTGCCGCAGTAGTAGATTTGCCCATCTGTCTACCGAGCATAGAAATAGAAAATCTATAATCATGGTAAGAGCGTAGCAATCCTTTTTGAAACTCATATGCATCATATGTCATACTCCCCTTAGTTGGGTGTTGTATTTTAAAATAAGTATTTAAAAAATAAAAAGGATCACTTGCACACTTACTAAATTCTAATAGTTGTGCATTACTGAATTTCGTTTTTTGATATGCTTTTTTAGTTAAATCTGCCATTTACTTTTTTATTCCGACTTTTCCGTCTTCTTTAATTTCTGCATCTGCTAGCCTTGTAACTCTATCACGCCAACCTACTTCTCCGATTGC